GTAACTCGTTTGACGGTACATACGTTGGCGCGGTAGCTAACATTTCATCTGGTGGCGGTAGCGGTAGCGGAGAAGCTTCTTTAATTGGTGGCGTAATCAAAGCCGTATCGGGTCAATTAATCGGTTAAATAAAGGTGTAAATTATGGCTATATCAGAACCAATAGCAGCCACTCAAGATGTCGCTACATCAGCCATATCTATAGCTGCAGGATCATCTAAAACATTTAAAGCGGTAGGTTTAGGACCAACAGACAGAGTATATATTGAAGCTCAGGAGGATACTGGAGGCACTACGTTTAGCATTTTCACGGATAAAGGCGGCATCAAATCAACTATGTCAATAGCAAATGGAGAGATTATTCATTTGAATGGGCCGTTCGAGGGTAGGCTGTACAAGCCCAACACTGCGGAACTTGTATCAGTGGTTGAGTACACATACCAGACCAACGAAGTACAACAGCGAACTACAAAAGAAGGCAGACTCATATTTAGATCATTATGAGGATGATGGAGATGTTATTCCTTCTGTTGTCGGCCTAGCCACTTTTTTAGATGTGGCGGCATCAAGCCTGTACTTGTGGCGAGATAAGTATGATGAATTTTCGGAGACGTTAGCTAAAATTGAGGGAAGGCAGCACCAAAAAGCCCTTAATTCTGGGCTTGACGGGACGTTCAATGCAACGATTACAAAGCTTGTCTTGGCTAATCATGGATACCACGAAAAACAGCACACAGAGCTCACGGGGGCGGCAGGAGCGCCAGTTGAAACAATCACCCGAGTTATAGTGCGGCCACATGAATCTAAAGATTGAGACGCCAGAATGGTCAGAGCCACTACTTGTTCCCTCGAGGTATAAAGGCATTCATGGCGGCAGAGGGTCGGGTAAGTCTCACGAAAGAGCAGAGGCTCTAGTCGAAGCCTGCGTTATTGATCCAAATAAAGCTTGTGTATGTCTTCGAGAAGTCCAAAAATCTATCAAGCTATCAGTTAAGCGACTAATCGAACATAAGATAGAAAAATTCAATGTCGGCCATCTATTCGAGATTCAAGATACTGTAATTAAGCGCATAGGCGGGGAAGGGCTTATAATATTTCAGGGTATGCAGAACCACACAGCGGATTCTATCAAATCTCTGGAAGGTTTTGATATAGCTTGGTTCGAAGAAGCGCAATCTGCAAGCCAGAGAAGCCTGGACCTATTGCGACCAACAATAAGAAAGCCGGAGTCAGAGCTTTGGTTTACCTGGAACCCAGACGAAAAAACAGACCCTATTGATGCATTTCTACGCTGTGATGACCCGCCTCCTAACTCAGTAATAATCCAAGCTAATTATTCGGATAATCCGTGGTTTCCCGATGTTCTGAGAGAGGAGATGGAGTACGACAGGGGGCGTGATCCTGATAAATACGCCCATGTATGGTTGGGCCATTATGTTAAAAACTCAGAATCTAGGGTATTTAGAAACTGGAAGGTTGAGGAATTCGAGACAGACCCAGAGGCTATGTTTAGGTTCGGAGCCGACTGGGGGTTTAGTGTTGATCCAACGGTATTGGTAAGGGCTTATATTATTGGCAGAAAGCTTTATATTGACCACGAAGCTTACCAGGTTGGCTGTGAAATAATGGACACTCCAGAGCTGTTTATGACTATACCAGAGTCCGAAAAATGGCCAATTACAGCCGATAGCGCGAGGCCAGAAACAATCAGTCATATGAAGAAAAATGGATTTCCAAAGCTAAACCCTGCTGTAAAAGGTCCAGGCTCTTTAAATGAGGGTATCGAGTGGCTAAAAACTTACGATATTATAGTTCACCCAAGGTGTAAGCATACAATTGATGAGCTGACACTTTACAGTTATAAGGTTGACGCGCAGACAAATGAGGTTTTGCCGGTGCTCGAAGATAAAAAAAATCATGTCATTGACGCGTTGAGATACGCTTGTGAGGCTATAAGGCGATCATCGAAGACAGAATACAAGCCCATAAAATACGAGACACTATTATGAGCGAAAAAGAAGATAAAAGCTGGGCTGCGGCAAGAGATCTGCGTGGCGACACTCAGAACGATGAGCGAGAGGCTAGACGTGGAGCAATCGAAGAGGCTCACTTTAACGCAGACCCATTTGGTCACTGGGAAGACTACGCAACCCGGCGATTTAACGGTAAACCTAGATACCAAATTGACCTGGTAAAGCCAATCATTGATTCAATTGCTGGTGAGATTGAACAAATGGAGCTTGGGGGTCAAGTTATACCTGTTGGTGGTGACGCGACTGTCGATCTGGCGAATACTTACGAGCGAATACTCAGAACCATTTCGAACATAAGTGATGCGCCAGACATTTACTCGGATGCCGCTAGAAATATCGTTGACCATGCGTATGATGCCTGGATGGTAATGACAGATTGGGCCGATGTCGATTCGTTTGACCAAGATATCGTAATCAAGAGAATCCCTGATGCTATAACCCGGGTATGGGTTCCAGGGATGTCTACAGCTACAGGACCAGAAGACAATAAGGCCGGGTTTATAGATACCGAGCTGCCATTAAGCGAATACAATAAAATGTTCCCAGATGGCAACGGTGTGTCATTAAGCAATTTTGGGTTTAACTATAAGGAGAATCGAGTCAGAGACACGGAAACAGAGGGGGTCATTGTCTCAGACTATTACTACATTAAAGAAGAGACAGCATTACTCCACTTATTAAGCGACAATCGAGTAGTTACCAATGATGATTATGAGCCAGTAGCTGAAGAGCTGAAGGCCAAAGGAATCACTTCATTACGCCAAAAAGCCAGAAGGCTTCCAGTTTGTTATATGCGGAAAATGGATGGTTCTGGCTGGATTAGCGAAGAGCAGAAAACTGTATTCAGATACATTCCAGTTATTCAGGCTCTGGCGAACTTCCAGATATTAAACGGCAATCCTTATTATCGTGGCGAAACCAGAAAGCTCATGGACCCGCAGCGTATTTATGACTACGGCACTTCAAAGGACGTGCTGGATGGGGCTCTCGGCAGGAAAAGTAAGATTGTTATCACTACAGATCAAGCAGAGGGTCACGAAGATCAAAACCGTAAGTTAAACACAGAGGATGATCCATTATTTATCCATACTCACGCAGAGGGTCAGACGCCACCATACGCTCTACCAGGAACACAGCTGGATGCACAGCTCGCAAACACCCTAACAAGAACACAGGCGGACATGAAAGAAATTTCAATGTCACATAACCCTCAACAAGGGGCAGGTCTGGCGGGCCATAGCGGCAAGGCTTACGAGATCTTAACCGAGAAATCTAACACTGCATCACACAAGTATATAAAGCAGATCGAGCGGTGTGTTGCTTGGACGAATAAGATTATAGTTGACGCTATCCCCCGGGTGATCGACACAAAAAACCGTCAAATCAGACTGACAAATGAGGATGGGACAAGTACTTTTGAAACCGTCAACAAGGAAATAATGACTGAAGATGGCCTTCAGGTTATAAATGATCTTGCTCAAGGTAGCTATATGTTCAAGGTCACATCCGGCCCTGCATACTCAAATCGAAGAGCGGAAGGTGTGCAAGCCGTGAAGGAATGGGCCGCGCTAGACCCGTCAATAATTGATGAGGGGGCAGATATTATCTACAAGGCGCTTAACGCTCCAGGAACCAATGAGATAGCCGACAGGGTTAGGAAGCGTAAAATCGAGGAAGGGCGCGTTCCTGTTGATCAGTTAACTGAAGAGGAGAAAGAGAAGCTTGCACAAGAGATTGAAGCCAGATCACAGCAAGACCAACCAGATCCACTTGACCAGGCAACGTCACAAGCGATCATGGCTGAAGTGCAGAATATCGCGTCACAAATTGAAGAGCGCCAGGTTAAGATGGAACTTGCACTTGCAGAGTCGGAGCGAAAAGTGGCGGAAATGGAAATAAGGAGAGGCTAGACGCCGACATTGATAATACAGATGCGGACACATTGAATAAGCTTAGAGATGCAACTGGAGCCGATGCAATTATTAATAACAATGTAGCTGAAGCATACAATGAAGAAGATTAGCAGCCTAAGTTGCGAGCCTAACCAGCATATAAAAGGTGTGTAAATGAGTGAAGAGCTGAATGTTATAGAAAGCGAAAGTGAAGTTATTGATTCGCCAGAGCAGGCGGAAGCAGCAACCGCAGAAGAAAAACCTGTTAATGGCTATGAAAAGCGGATTTCAACACTGACAGCAAGAAGTTACCAAAAGGATAAACGGATTCAAGAGCTGGAAGCCCAGATTAAGACGAAACAAGAACCTGAGCCAAAGCCAATTGAAGTCCCGAGTATTCCGAGTGATGACTTGCGTTATGAGAAGCCCGAAGAGTACGACAAGCAACTGCAAGCGTACCATAATGCAGTGGCTATCAAGGCTCAGGCCGATGCGCAGAAGCTTGCAAGTGAGCAAGCAGAAGCAGCAAAAATACAGGAAAAGCAAGCTGAGCAAAATCAAAGGTTTGAAAAAATAGTAAACACATACGTCGAGAACGGTTTAAAGTCTGGGATATCAGAAGTCAAAATGGGGGCGAACGAGGAAGTATTAAAAACTCACTCTTTAACTCCTGATCTTGCGGAGTTTATATACCGAGACCCGAACGGAGCGCAAATTGTAGATTATTTGGCTGACAATCCAGATAAGATACAAGAATTAATATCAGCTCCTCCGGGTCAAGCATACGTTGAAATTGCTAACACTATCAAGCCCCAAGCGCTCAGTAAAAAACCTACACACACAGGCGCGCCAAATCCTATTGAGCCCACGAATGGCTCTGGAGTGGTCCCATCAGATGGGCTCTTTACGCGCAAGTTAATGACGGGAGTTTTGGCGTCGTTCGAGAATATGCGCGTTATTACCAAAGCTGTTAATACAGCTCTTTTAACGGGTGCATTTGGGCGAGACACCGGTGAAAATGTTGATTTTCCTCGACCTACTGACTACGTATCTAATCGATCATCTGATGGTGATATTTCGTCAACAACCGCGTCAAGCATTATTACGGGTAAGGCTACCGCAACAGTTCAGGATTACATTACTGTTGAAATGGACTTTCAAGAGGCTAATCAAGCTCTGGAAATGCCAGATAAAGGCCAGCGGTTCTTTGACGATGCTGCGAGGCGAGTTGTTACAGATTTAGAGGTGGATTTCTCCGCCTTTGCCATGAAGAACTCAGCTTTACTTTCAGGTACGCCAGGAACAGCGGTTAGCACTTGGGGTGAGGTTGCAAATGCGGGCGCGTTAATGCGATCTCTTGGTGTTCCGGCTGGAGACTGGACATACGCGGGCAATCCATTTTTGCAAACAGCACTGGCTGATGTGCAGAGAAGTCTTGGTGCGGCTGATCCTTTGGTGTCTCAAGCGTACCAAAATGCAACTCTGGCTAATAATGTCGGTGGTATGCGATTGTTAACGGCAGACACTTTAGCTACAGCAACCGGCGCAGGAGCAGACAGAGCGGGTACGCTAACAGCAAGCCCAACCCCGACATATCTAGCCGCCAAGGATTCAATGACTCAAACGCTGGCGGTAACAGCATTCCAGGCCAATACAGTCGTTAAGGCTGGGGAAATTATTCAGGTAACTGGCCGCAACAGACTTAACTTGTCAACACGGAACGCTGCGATTAACGCGGCGGGCGCACAAATTGTTTGGACCGCAACAGTTGCTGAAGAGGTTACTTTGGGAGCTTCCGGTGAGGGCAATATTGTAGTTACAGGTCCGGGTATATTTGAGTCTGGCGGTGCTTACAATACGGTTGATACTGCCATTACATCGGGAGATGTGGTTACACTTCTTTATCCTGACGGCGCAGTTACTCAGCCAAACCTGTTCTTCCATCGTGATGCGTTTGGGGTTGGAACCGTACCGATTGAGAAGCTTTACTCAACTGATACAGTTATGACCACTTCAGATGGGATTCAAATGCGCTGCTCAAAAGGCGCGTCAATTCGAGAGAACAAGCAAATCGTTCGCTTTGATTTACGCCCAGCTTACGCAGCATTAAACCCTTTCTTTGCTGGGCAGGGATTCGGCACACCTTAACCACTAAGTAACCGCTAAGCGGCTCTTCGGAGCCGCATTTCATATGAGGCAAGTTATGACTGAAGAGTCGCAAGAACCTGAATCTCAACAAGAAGAAAAACCAAAGCGCACAAGAAAGATGGTTCGACAATTATTTGGCTAAGAAAATCAGGCAATGAAATCGCCACTAGCGCAACAAAGGACAATATCCAATACGCTCTCAAGTGCGGTTGGGAGTTTAAAGAGCAAGACTAACAAAGGCAAAGCCGGATATGTCAACAGCACAAACTATAGTTAACAAAGCTTTAAAGCTGTGCAATGAGTTATCTGACTTGATCGAAGTTGATCCAGATCTTCAGAATGAGGGCTTTGATCAACTTGTTAGTCTTCTCAATACAATGCGGGGTGATGGTCTATATGTTACTCCGCAAATACCCGCATCAATAAATGATGAAATCAAAGAATTCTCATGGTCGACCCGTGGCTTGCAGTTCGAGCTTGCCGAAGCATTAGCTCCATTCATTCAAACCAGAGAATTTTCTAGGATATTTTACGAGCAGAAAAAGAAGGCTTGTAGAACGCTTTATATTAAGGCTAAGCCACCAACAGATCAAAAGCTCCCAGAAACCATGCCTGTTGGTAGTGGCAATTCGTATTGGTACTGGTGGTCTCGTGTGTTTTACGGAGAGCACGATAACACCAAGTATGAATATTACGAAGAGCCAAACCAGGGTGAGGCATTTTTGTATGTGGCCGATTTTGACGCAGACGCAACCAAGAGTGGTACTACTGTTTCTAGTGTGGTTTGGACAATAGAGGCTGGTACAGCCACAATCTCAGGGACCACAGCTACCAATAACACATCTCAATCATTAATAACGTTTAATGATATTGGTACGGTCAAGATAAAAGCCAGGGCAACATACGCGAATAACGAGATCAGAGATTTTGACTTTAAATTCTGCGTAAATGGCAAGGAAGGCTCAACATGGTAGCTGTGCCACTACCTACCGGAATCAAAGGCATAAAGGATACGCCAAAACTCAAAGAATGCTTGGTTAATATTCTTTACGCTGGGGATTATCTGATAAGAACACCAGGAATTGAGCTTGTATCCACGGTGGCAACATCGATATGTAGGGGTGCTGGGACATGGTATGTTGATGGCAATCAATACCGGGTGATTGGCGGCACGCTTTACCAGATAGATAGTAACGAAAACGTCACAACCATAGGCTCCATTGCTGGATCAGAAGATTGTGTATTTTCAGGTGGCCAGGTGGAGCTTGTCGTTATTGTTAAAGGTGGGGCTGGATATACGTACAGCTCTACAGCTGGCTTGGTTCAGATTGCCAGTACCAACTTTTTACCATCTGTAAGCGTTGACTTCATAGATGGTAGACATGTCTACATCCCAGCAGACGGAAGCCCGGCATTTTACTCTGAGGTTGACCAGGCTGGAACTATAAACTCTTTAAACTTTTTTGATGCGGAAGAGCTGCCAGATCTGAATAAGGTAGTCATTAACGTGTCGAACAATTTATACATTGGCGGACAAGAATCGTTTGAGATTCAGAGAACCACAACTGAAGTGCAGACACCATTCAGGCGCAGAGATGGCGCTAGGGTTGACGTGGGTTATGTATCAGGCATTGAGCGCTACAAAAGCTCTTTTATGTTTATAGGCCGGGAAAGAGATCAGGGCTTTGCTATTCACGTTATGGCGAGCGGTGGCACTAAGGTTGTTTCTAATGATGCGATTGGCGAGCTACTTAACGATGAGTATACCCAGCCAGAGCTTGAGGGGGTTAATTCATTCTCGTATATATGGAAAAACAAGCTGATTATTGGGTGGAATTTAACCCGGCACACAATAATATACTGCGATGGAAGCTGGGCATACTTGGACTCTAATTTAGATATCGACAAGACTAGAATATGGAATGGACGGTTTGTCACGTTTGCCCATGGTAGGTATTATATTGGTGATAAAGCAACCGGCAAGATTGGAAAGCTTGTAAATGATCCTTCAGAATATGGAAGTGATGTTCAGTATCAGATGGACACATTTGTTAGGTCTCCAAGAGATTCATATTTTAGCCCGCAAGCGTTCGAGATCGATTGCCTAACCGGTCAAGATGGAACCACCATAGGTCTTTCGCTATCCAGAGATGGCAGGTTTTATTCAAAGTTCCAATACCGCAATCTAAGAGCGACAGGGGATTACAGCAAGCGTATTCGATGGTCTGGCGGTCTTGGTACATTTGAGAGTTTTATGGGTGTTCGGCTGCGAGGGACCGGAAGTGTTCGATTGTCGATTGAAGGGGCTGAGATGACATGACAGTAACGAATAAGCCCAACAGCGGCGAGCCAATTGTAATAAAAGAAACCCGGCAGGATTTCGGCGATCAGTACATACCAACAAAGGTTTTTTGGAATTTTCTAGATGAGCTAACAAGCAAAGTGAACTCACTTGACGCTGTTTCTGGTGGTGAAGAGTCAAATTTAGCAGCATTAGGCGCTAGAATCGCTCAGGTGGAATACCTGCTTAATCCAGAGTCGTTCACCATCGATTCAAATGGCTGGACTACAGACATAACTCGAATCAATATTGATATGGCGACAGTATGACACAGCAAAATTTAGTCATTGGAGCAGCAGATGCGGGCGGCGGAGATACCGCATTCGAGGCTTTTACAAAGATTCAGGCCAACTTCACGGATTTGTATGATGTATCAAATGAAGACTCGGCAATATTTGTTGGTGCTGAGGCTGACTTCCCAACACAAGACGCAACCACCATTACCTTAGATGCTGGCACGCCATACGTCTTAACGGCACCGATAACAACAGCAAAACGCTTTATTGTTGAGAGGGAAACGCTATTAACCGGAAGAACCTTATACGGTAACCTTTTGACATATACCGGAACAAATGCAATGTTCACGGTGACTGATGGGTCATTTCAGTTTGATAATCTTCTGGTTACATGCCCAACAGCGAAACTGTTTGATGTAAATTACGCGGCATCAGGCGGTGGTCAGGTAGTGCTGAGCCGGTTTAGAACTTTAGCCTGCGCCCAATACGGAACATTCAACAACACATCTGCAATTTTAATAAACATTGCCGGTGCTTTCGATTGTGATCAAGGGATCGTGCTCTCAGGGTCAGGCGGATTAATTCTCGCGCTTTCACAATTTAATATGATATCCACAAGCCCCACATTCAAAGGGCTTGATTTAGGGGCCACAAGCTGGGCGATAGCAATCGAGTTGAGCAACTTTGTAACCCAGGGGCCATCTGGAGCATTTGGTATATCCGGCCTTGCAAGCAGCGGTAACTTGGCAGCAAATCGCCTGGCTATGGTCTCAGTTAGTGAGGCAGTTGGAGGATTAACCCCGTTAGAGAATATAACTGTCGATGATGTTAGGTGGTTATTTAAAGACAATACAGGCTACCAAAATACATTTAGAGATGCATTAATATACTTTCGATCAAATTCGACAGACACGGTTATAACAACCGCCAGCACCCCGGTTTTAGTTGCCGGGACTTGGATAGAAGAGCGGTCTAGTCAATTTACAACAACAGCAGCAGGCAGGATTACATTTAATGCTGAACTAACACAGGTATTTCCTGTAGATGTTTCTTTTGGTCTGGTGGCCGCGACCGGCGGTGCAGGTATCAATATCAGAGTTTATATAGCTGTGAACGGCTCTATTATTAGTGCGGCATCAATTGCCGTAACCACAGATAGCTCAACATCAAGAACTGGCTTTATTCCTTGGCAGCTGGAGTTAAGTCAAAACGATTACATCGAAATCTGGCTAGAGAACAACACGAACACCACAGATGTAACAGTTGAAGATATCACGGTAAGGATTAACTGATGTCGAATGAATTTACATTAATCGCCGATGCTCAGAGCACGGTAAGCGCAACTCTTGAGGTAATGTATACAGCTTTGGAGGCGACGCTAATAACTAAGTTTACAGCGACTAACGACACAACAGTTAATAGATCTTACCGGGTTTATATTTATGATGCGAGCCCGGATGTTTTGAGATCTGTGGTGCCAACCAAGTTTGTGATTGCGAATCGAGGATATGACTTGGCTCCTTCGGTAGTTGGTCATGTGGTCCCAAAAGGGGGGTCTATCGTGATAGAATGCAGTGAGGCCAGCTCATTAACATTTAGAGCAACAGGTAAATTATTGGAGTAAATAATGGCGCTTTTCGGAAAGTTTGGGAAGTTTATCGAGACCGGAGTCAAGAGCGGGATTGATCAAATTACCGGTGCCTCTGGTGCTAGGGCGGCAATTCAGGCGGGTCAAATCCAAGCGGATGAATTGCGGGGAGCCCAGGATCTATTTACACCGATTATTGAGAGCGGCGCAAGGCAGATACCCGCATTAGAAGACAGCGCTACAGCGGAAGGTTACGGATCAAGCATAGGGGATATTATATCCAGCGGAGCCCTTAACCCATTGATTGACGAGCGCCAAAGAGCGGCAACACAGGTTTTTGCTTCGTCTGGGCTAAGGCGATCCGGTGAGCGTGGCCGGGCTGCTGGAGATATTACCGCAGATACTGTTATGCAGCTTGAGAATGAATTAAACCGCAGAAGGCAGAATTTAGTGGGCGCAGGGCAACAGGGGGCAGAAAGAAGCGCTCAACTCTCTTCTATGATTGGGGAAGTGCTGGCAGGCGGCAAACTTGGAGCGCAGCAATCTAGAGCCAGAGGCACTAAAAATATAATCGGCATCGGTCGTAATATCTTAGGCAGCATTTTCGGATAATCGAGGCACTTATGGTAGATGTAAGAGGGTTCAATGTAACGCCAGATATCCAGGATATAGGGATTGGCGGTATTATCTCAAGCAGAATAAAAAACCGACTACAGAAGAAGGCGCTTGAAGGCGATTCTTCGGCTAGGGTTCAGTTAGCTTCCAGAGACCCCAGGATGGCTGGGGCTGTTGGCGGTATTCTACGAGATGAGCGGCAAACCGAAGAGATGCAAAGGCAGCGAGCGCAGGAGGCTGAAGCTAAAAAGAACGAGGTTATGTCCCGGATAGCTAGAACAGTATCGAGCACAAACCCAGAAAATACGGTCCAAGCCCTTCAGAGTATTATACCTTTAATCGCGCAGGATCCTGATCTGGCAGATATGATTCCGGAGATCCAAGATGATATTGATCGCTTTCCTAGTGATCCGCAGTCTGTGATTGATGAATATAAAAACGCCAATTTATTTTACTCTGACCCTCAAGCATTCCAAGAGAGCGCAGCCCAGAGAGAGAGAGCTGACTTGCTTAGAGATTTTGAGGGCGCCACAGATGACAGTGGGGCAATTCGCCCAATTGAAGAGTTGACACCAACCCAAAGATCTGCTGGCGTTAAACTTGGTATAATCGGGCGTCAAGGGTTAACTGCTGAAGAGTTTGGCGACAGAGAGCGGGAAAAGGTTCTAGGTAAAGAATCAACCGAAACAGGTAAACTTGATTTAGAGAAAAAGAAACTAACCATTGACCAAGCCAAGAGGAAACTTGATGACGGCTTGAGGAATGTAACTAAACAGATGAAAGGCAAGGATATCGACAATCAGGCGGCGATATCGAATATCAACAAGCTTCTTGAGGGTGGATACCGGGCGATTTACGGCAAAGTTGATTCAAAAATACCGGATATTTTGCGTTCTCAGAAGGCTTTAGACGCCATAGCCTTAAGAGACCAAGTTGTTGGTCTATTATCTCTCGAGAACAGGCAGAAGCTGAAAGGTCAAGGCACTATCACCGATTCCGAGGCAGCAACTCTTGAAAGGGCAGCGACGGTTTTATCTAATGTGAGTATTAGTGATACTTTAGCAAAGTCAGAACTAGAGCGAGTTAGAGAAATCTTCTCCGATGATCAAGAGGTTCCAGCACAAACAATAACCGCACCACCACAACCAGGAGCGGAGTCTCAACCACCTCAGCAAGGGGTTAGGTTTTTGGGGTTTGAATGATGCCAATAGCTAGATTTCAATTAGAAGATGGTCGCATTGCAAGGTTTGAGGTTCCAGAGGGTACCACAGCAGACCAAGCTCAGGTTATGATGTCCGAGTATATAGCGAATCAAGGCGCGCAATCACGGCCAGTGCAGGAAGAGCAGAGCCTGGAACCTTCAGATAAATCGCTTATATCAAAAGTCGGTGGCACCTTGTCTGCAATTCCTGAGATGTTCACTGGATCAGAAAGGAAAACGGAGCTTACAGAGCGATTGCCAGAGCTTCAGGAGTCCGGGATTCTTGCCGGAGAAAACCAGGCGAAAGTTGCCGCTATATCCCCTGCGTTATTAACTAGCATCAATCCAAACGAAATAGCCAAAATCATTACCAGTAATTTTCCCAATGTCGGGGTTACTTACAATAAAGATGGAAAAGGCAAAGTATTTCCGGTTCTTGTTAATAATGAAACTGGAGCCGCTACAGTAATTAATAAGCCAGGCATGTCTGGCCTTGATGTACTTCAAGGTCTTGGTATGGCGGCGGCATTAACCCCGGCGGCTAGTGGAGCTACGGCAACAAGGGCTGGATTGACTCAATTGGCCGCAAAAGGCGCGGCAACACAAACAGCTATAGAGGGCGTTCAAGCTGCTTCTGGTGGAGAGTTCAATCCAACAGATATAGCGGTAACTGCTGCGGCGTTGCCAGCGGGTCAAGCCCTTGGCGAGAAGGTTTTGGCTCCAACAGCGGCAAGAGCGGGACAAGCCATTAAAGAATCAGTGAAGGGCGCTTTTCGTGGCGGTGAGCAGGGCCGGGTTAATTTGGCTAATGCAATAGCTGATTTTGCTGAAATAGGTGTTACGCCAACGGTAGGACAAGGAACCGGTAGCCCGCTAAGGCAGGGGTTAGAGAATATGTCTAGCAGGGTTTTAGGTGGCGGAAGAATCAAGGAAGTTGTTCGAAGGACTGCCGAGCAGATGAGAGGCAGATTGCAGGAGGTTGCAGACAGACTATCCACTACCAGCGGAGCAACAGATGTGGGTAGGGTTATCAGGGCAGGTATAACCGGGCCGGGTGGATTTATTGAGCGGTTTAACGCTAGGCAGGGACTTCTTTGGCGAGAGGTAGATGATATAGTTGGTGACGCAGCATCCTCGGATATTTCAAATACAAGTAGAGTTTTGGGTAATTTAGTCAGAGATGACGCATTTGGCGCGGCATTAAACAACCCCGTTTTAGCAAGGGTTCGAGATGTTATTGGCCGCACAATTGGCCAAACCAGAATAAATAACGTAACCCAAATGCGGGAAACCGTATCAACAATACCTTACAGTGATTTAAGGTCTTTGAGGTCTCAAATTGGCGAAATGCTATCCAGTAGAGACTTGGTGTCTGACATCCCTAGAGCGCAATTAAAAAGGCTTTACGGGGCATTGTCAGAAGATGTGCGACAAGTAGCAAGGCAGGCCGGAGCAATATCTCAATTTAATAGAGCGAATAACTTTACAAGAGCCGGGCACAATCGAATAGATGATTTTTTACAGCCATTGGTGAATAAGAGCGATTTATCAAAAATTACCCAGGCAGTTGCTCGTGGCGGTGAAGGGAAGCAAACCCTAAACGCTATAAAGAGATCATTGACGCCTGAGCAATGGCAAGAGGTTTCATCCCATGTAATTAGGAATTTAGGCCGAGCAAGTTCGGGCCAGCAGGGGGCGGAAGGTGTTAACTTTTCCGTTGCGAAATTCCTCACGGATTGGGATAAGCTTGGACCATCAAGAAAAATATTGTTTTCAGGATCTAGAGAGCTCAACAACTACAGTAACAATTTAAACAGAATAGCCAGAGCCGCAGAAAGGTTTAAAGAGGCGGCAAAAGAGATGGCTAACCCTTCTGGAACTGGTCAGTTTACAGCCAATGTTGGCGCTGTTAGCGGCGGAGCGGCTTCGTTGGCTACCGGTAATCTACCTGCTTTTGGTGTTATTATGGGGTTAATTTCAGCGAATAAAGGCGCTTCAACCCTGATGACAAATCCTAGGTTTGTACAGTGGCTTGCTAGCACAACCCAAAGCAACTTGAGCACACAGATACCAAAGCTAACCGCAATTGCAGCCAATCAAGGTTTGGAGGTTGAGATTGATCAACTGATAGGCGATTTAAGTCAAAGCGGGCTAAATCAAGCTGAAAGCAAAGTAGAATAGAGTTGAAGCACCAATGAATATTGAGGCGATAATGAGAATAAATAAAACATTTTGCCAAAAAGAAAACATAGGCACAGGATAACGGGAAATGAGTAGATTCACAAATCCAGAGATACCTTTTTTTCTTGTCAATGGCGAGCCCAACGCACTCGGAACGGTTTACTATGGTGAGCCAAACACTGACGCCAAAACAAACCCAAAAGTACCTTACCTAGACGCAGGCTTTACAACCCCTGCATCAGCAACGCAAGCATTAACGGCTGGCGGAAAATTGCAGCAAGAGCTATTTTTGAAAGGCGCTTACTCTTTAATGTCTGATGACTCAAGCGGGTCATTAATAGAAGAAACGCTAAATTTAGTACCATCAAATCAAGATGGTGCATCAAGTTATGTTTTTTCTACTGTGTCAGATATGGTAACAGGTACCACCACTAACGGAACTGTTATTACTCATGCGCTGGGGCAGAGTTATAAAATTTTGGGTCGGTTATCTGTCAATGATGGCGGCGGCGGAGATTTTGTTGTTACTAATGACACAGCTAACAGTTATAACTTAATTGATCTTGGCGGGGGGTTGACAGCTTCAGCAATATTTAATAAAACCCCAAAAATCATGCAGTTCGGAGCGTATGGAGACTGGGACGGCGCAACCGGAACAGACGATACTGCAGCGGCTCAACAAGCAATAGACTACTGTATAGCAAACCTTTTAGATCTAGAGGTTAACGCTATGTGTCTTGTTGGGTCTCTTAAAATAGACCGCGTTGTTGATGGCAATTCATCATCTGTAACTGTACCGGGTGACGCTGTTGTTGATGGCGCAGGGAATGATAACTATTTTACTATTCTATCAACGTCCGGCGGCGGATTCGCTAGTAACACAGCAGTTACAATGTTCGACACAAACTTAACAAACAACGATCCGTTGTTACCTTGCGTGCAGTTAACGAAATTTCTTGGTTTGAAGTTCGAGGCGCTATCATCAGCCACTGCCGCTTATGTAATGAGCCCAAAGTATTTAAGGACAGTTTTTGAAGGTTGTAGTTTTAGGAAAATTAAGTGCACCACATCGCCGACACAACTAATGCAATCGGTATACTTTATTAATTGTCAGATGCGCAGATGGTCTGGTACGTGGTTTTCGTCCAAAAACGCTAATTTTGATCTTCGCGTAAACTCATGTTTAATGGAAGCTGGGGGGGATGCTTTTGATATTGATTTCCCGGTCGGCTCAAGCTTTCAAGGTGCAACGATTGAAGGTATGCAAAATTTCGCAATTAAGTATGTTGGTGGATTTGCGTTTAGTGTAATTAATAACTATTTTGAAGGAAATGGGCGTGGCGTATCAGGAGGCTTATCAATAGATGGTTCAGCAGCAACCGGGGCAGATGCGAGTGAAAATATTATAATATCGGGCTGTTACTTTTCTGGTGATGACACGGACTTTACAAAACCACAGGTTAAATGGGGCGATTCCGTAATAGCCACTTCAATGAATAATCTATGCTCAACAGTTCTACATGAGTTTACAGCTAACTCACGCGTATCTGTTGTAAATGATTATGCTAGGATGGCCATAGCTACAAATGACCAAAAAACAATTACAGGGATCACTCAAGCAAACCCAGCGGTTGTAACCATATCAAGTCATGGTTATTTTGATGGTGATGTGGTTTCAATAGTCGGTGTCACTGGCATGACAGAGGTTAACGATCTTCAATTCACAATTGCCAACGCAACAACAAATACATTTGAATTATCAGGAATTGATTCAACGGCATACACAGCTTATGCGAGCGGCGGCAGCGCATACAGTCAAAACCATGGAGTTAGAAATGAAGCGTACATAGGCGCAACCTATCACTCGGCAAGTAATAGAAATTACGGCGGCAGAGTGTATTCGGAGTTTGTTGGAGGCCAGGGGGGTTTTTTAAGATTACGATCTGTTAGTGATGGTGTAGAATCTCCAGAGGGAATTGATATAGATCAAAATGGTGATGTGGAAATTAACAAAGCGCTTCGTCTTGCTTCTGGAACAACAGACAACTATATAGAGATGGAAGAAATGACCGACCCCACAGCCCCCCCATCAGATCAGGCACGGATTTATACAAAAGATAATGGAGCGGGTAAAACGCAGTTAGCTGTTCGTTTCCCTACCGGTGCAGTTCAAATTATAGCTACGGAGCCATAATGTCACTATTATCAAAGTTAAGATCGGCAAAGCATAAACCAGAAGCCAGGCAATGCATAATTGACTATGAAAAAGAGAACGGAATACCCAGATATGACTATGATTTAACTCAAGATGAGCTCAAAGAGTATTTGAGCAAGCCTCCAGTAGAACAGTGGGAGTATTTAGAAAAGCGAAAAGCTTCTCGTCTTAAGTAGAAACTTTTTTTGTCCGCAGTTCATGCAGGTGTTACACAAAAAGAACTGTTCAGAGTGGCAAGAGTGACAGTATTCCATAGATCCTCCGACTTAGTTTAAGCCCTTAGCGCGAGCTAGACGACACAATCACAAGAGTTGTACAAAGGCCGTGAGCCCCAAGGAACTTTCTTGCTTGCGCTGCTGGCGTTATTAGCCCCGCCTCCAGCTGGGGTAGTCAATCGTTCAATCAAAGATCGCTTATGACTTTAATAAGCTTGTTTATTTTAAGCATTGCTAGCGATTCAAGTTCGTCCTTATCCGTACCATTAAGGTCAACACTATCTATGAGTTCGCAGTGCGCTATAAAGTCTTTGATTTTGACCTCAACTTCAGAAATCATATCGTTACTGAAAAGTTTGGACAAGTCTTTCCGGGGTCAAGCTCATAATGACCAACAACCCTGGCGCTCGGATGATCAGTTTTCCAGGCTGTAAGCACAAGATTCAGCGAGCTAAATTGCCTTTCTGTAAATTCGTCGCGGCCAACCAGGCACACACCTAAACTATGACGGTTGTGGCCTTTACAGTGAGCCCCAGGCCAAAAGTCCGGCCTGCCGTTCTCTATGGCACCATCACGACGGATAACCCGGTGATACCCTATCCCATCCCATCCGCGCCGTTTATGCCAGTAGTGTATATCCTTGGCGCCTACATTCACGCCGTTTGGCGAATCACTACAATGCACTACTATGTATTTAATCTCGTTCACTGGTTTTCCCCTCAAACACAAAAGCTGTCTGTTGTTCAATGCTGGAAAAACGAACGCCGTTAAGGTCAATGGTCAATCCGTTTAAGTAAAGGTCCAGCGCATAGTCTTTTGCTGGGCTCAAAACTATGATTTTCCCGGCTCTGGTGATCACTTCGGCATCAAAACCGCGCAATTCCAACATAGATCGCAATTCTTTTGCCGCCATGCCCGCAGGCGTTGGACTAGTCTTCATTAGCACCTATCTCCCGGGCAGCTTGGAATGTGCCTTGGTGGGTGGCTATCGCAAGCCTGTAAAGTTGGTGCCGTTAGCATAAAAAATAAAATTAATACTTTCATCAATTCATGGTCTCTTGGCACTGAAAAACCCGCTGCGTTCTTATGTCCGCCACCACCATACCTGGCAGCAATTTCAGAAACATCCATTCCGTCATCAGTTGATCGAAGCGAGAATATACGAGTCCCTCTTGTATCCCAGTAGCAAGCAGCGAATGGCTTACCTTGTGCCATTTTATGGCCTGCATCTGATGTCAAAGTGTAAGGAAGTGATGCGACAGGAACGACGAAACCGGCTATCTCCATTTCTCGCTGACATACCCCAAGAAGCTCATCAATATCTTTAAAATGCTTTCTCTCAATCGCTTCGCCTTCTCTAGCGAGAATATTTGTGTCCATTTCAGATAAGAAATCCCAAACAGTGAAATCGTAAGGATGCGAGAATACGCACGCTTGAATTTCTCTTGTCTTGGGTAAATCAAAACGCCAAAGGTCTCTATCCTGGATGTGCCTAATTAGATTTGGTGCTGGAATATCTGGGTTGAAAAAATCCCAAGTGATCATAGCTCCAGATCTATGCAGATCAAAATATGTATATACTCTCGGCCCTGCGTTTTCGCATTGATCAATAAGTAAATTTTCTTTAAATCTTGAGAAATCGACTTGCTTACTCCAGTTGCTCATGTCAATTTTTCGACCTCTAAAGTCGTACTCTTCAAACGCTTCTATTGCTGACTTATGGTGATCAAGTATTAAAATCGCTCTAGCTTCATTGAGCATGCGCTCTACAACTTCAGGCTTGTAAGCGAAGTCAACCATCACAACCACTTTGCCTTTGACGCTTGGAGGTTCTTTTTGATAAACACCTGGGAAAAATTCAATTTCTTCCAAGTTGCCAAAACATTTGTTTATAGCCCAAGCAGACCCAAATCCATCTGCGCAATTTCCGTGATAAATTACAAATAATTTCATGCTATCTCCAGTGTGTTTTCGTGGTACATCTTCATTAAAGTGGTTTTGGTCACGCCAATATATTTCAGTGTTACGTGTTGGTGTGAATGGTTGAGCAGGGCTTGTATGTACAAGATATCTTCGCCGCGCTCATAAGCGTGGTAGCCCCAGGTTTTACGCATCGAGTGAGTATTGATGTTCTCGGGAATACCAACTGCCTGGGCCGCTTCCTTGATCACTAAGCCAAGCCATTGAATACAAACGGGCTGACATAAGTGATACGCTCTTCGGCTTGTAGACTGAAATAAATAAACAGGCTCGAACTTCTTGGATTTATAGAACTGCTTACTGTTGTAATAGTCCCGTATTCTTTGCGTAGCTTCTCTGACTATCGGAGTAATCGGAAATTCGCGCTGCTTACTCGTTTTCTTTTCAGTGAGAACGACTTTAGACTTGCCTTCGATCTGATCAAAACGAATACTCAACAAATCGCTAGCGCGTAGAGCGACGTTGCACCCAATAAGAAAGCATTCCGCTTCGCGCGGTGAATAATTTTCGTTTAGCCATTTGTACATAGCTTTTACGTCCTTCATGTCTCGAACTGGTTCTACTTCTGCCATAACTAATCTAACTGTTGACTTATCCTGTTTAATATTTCGTTCTGCCGATCAGTGAGCGGTTTGTCTGGTATTTTTTCATCACGCTCAGCCAAATCATTGATAAACTCTGATTCCCACTCTGTGAGCTTGTGCTCTTGGTCGAGCGCGTCTAATACAAACCTTCGCTGTACTCTATTCATTTCTAAAACTCCCGCGTGCTACAAATTAGCTATTTAAATTAATAACAACGATAGTGCAGTTATACCG